AGTAATTTTCCCTGTAGAATGAAGTTATTACCTTCCTCTACTACCAGATAGCATTTTAATATTAATCAGTCTGTACTCCAATTAATATTCCGAATTGTATTTTCAATCCTCACAGTTAGCTTCTTCGATAGGCTCTGAGGATGTTGTACTCTTATTGTACTAGCATGTAATATCAGTGTCAACTCCAAAGTTCTTAAGTGCTACCTTGCATTTGGTTACTTCAATCCCTTTAGAGATCTTATTTAATAGTTCAGTTATAATAGCTGATTCAATTTTAGTTCTCATAGTTTATGTGTTAAATGCTACTAATTGTTGTTCGTTATAGAACTGTGTTACGTTATTTCTCCATGTATAAGCTCTGTCATTCCCACCTTCCATTGTTTGTAGACTGTGTTATTGATCTTTCAATACTCCACCCTTTCCATAATCTTCTTTGGAATGTATTAGGCTTAATATTATATTTTCTAGCCATATCTGATATATTTAATGTATCTCCATTGTATGTAACTTTTACGCAATTTGTATGCTTCTTATTTTGATCTTGCATTGTCATCCATTGGCAATTTGATTTACAATAATCCTTATCATTATCAATCCTATCAATTGTCATATTGTCAGAATATGTTTTATACATATCTTTATGAAATACGTTAAAATCTTTCCATTCATCACAATAAGATATTCCTCTTCCTCCGTAGTACTTATAACTAGAGCGATCTGGATTATCACACCTTCTTTTCATATCATACCATATATAATACAAACGTTGCCTTGATTCCTTTTTCATATAGTTTAATTAAATTGTATGATAAGTCTATCATGTAGTTCCAGAAAATGCAATACTATTTATTAGCTGCTAATAGATTCTGCTCATTATAAAAATTTGTAACATTTTGTAGCCAAATATTTGCACGATCTTTACCACTGTATCTACGAGACATTTCTAAGTTAGGCATTCCTTTATACCATTTAGTCCATATCTTGTAAAAGGCTTTGTAAGATTCTTCAGATGTTTCATAAATACACATTCTGTTACGTCCAATCTTAGGACAAGGCGCTGTGTTTCCGTTCTTGATACCGAAATGATTGTTGTACTCTTTACCGTATCCATATTTTCCGTTACCTGTTTCATGTCTAGCAACTGCATGTGCAAGCATTACTAAATCTGTTCCGTCTTCTAGTGTTCTCCATGAAGCCTCTTTATGAGCTGGCTTATTCTCAATTATAAACCCTCTGATAGAAGTTCTTTATAAACTGCAATCTTACCTTCTGATACAGCGTATAATGATTTCTGAGATGAGATTTCTTTTCGTAATACTAGTACTCGTGCTTCCATTACTTCTAGTTCTCCTCGTAATCTGTCTGCTGATTGATTGTACTCAATTTTATTGTCTTGCTCATGTTGAATCTTAGCTTCGTAGTTAGGTGAAGCGAATACTAGCATTGATCCGATAAAGAATATTGCTACTCCTGCTGCCGATAGTTTTTGTTTAATTGTTAGTTTCATAGTTTAAAAGTTAATTTGTAATAATGTGAATAAGAATCCTGTGCAGGCTAATAGGAATAATATAATATTTCCTCTGCCTTCTTTTATTTTGTAGTTCATTTCTTTCGATTAATTGATTGTTCAAATAATATAAAGCATATAGCTGTGAATAATCCGAATACTATTACTGGTAGGATAAGCTCTAGTTTAGCGTATTCAATTGTTAATAGTAAGTTTGCCATTGTTCCTACTGCGTAAAATGCTGCTAGTTTCATGATATTGCGTTAATAAATATAATAAGTCCGAATACAAATATAATAAATCCTAGTACAATTGCTAAGTGCTTAGACCATGCTATCGCTCGTTTTAACTTAGTATTCTCATTGGTAACATCAAGCTCTGAACTAATTACTTTACTTAATGAATCTTGTAGATTGTTTCGTTCAGCAAGCAATTCTTTGTTTTCTTTTAATTGAAATTGTACAGTCTCGTATAATAGTGAATTATCAAAGCTAACTTTCTTCATCAGTTCTTTACTCTTCTTAAGCGCATCCTTAAAGTAGCTTTTACTCTTCTGTTCTTTAATTACTTTAGCTTTTAGTCTAAGTATCTCATTATTGTGTCTCATAAATATCCTTAATATGTTTGTTGGATTCATAATTTAAGATTTAATTGATTATAATAGTCCAAATTGCTTTATAACGAATGCTTGTGCCGTGTTGGCATAAACTATACTGTCGTTCTCTAAAGTGCTGCTAGAGGCTGCACAGGCGTCTAATTTGCTGTTCTCTGTTAGTTCTGTCATCTCCTTGTTTAGGAAGTAGTCTGCTCTTGTCATAGTGTTTGTTTTTATTTGATAAATATAAGTTCTGTTTTAAGTTGGAAACATTGTATTTATTTAGTGGTTAAATTGGCAACTAAGACTATCATACATTATCATAGATTAATATGCAAGAAGAAAGATCTAAGAAAGTCTAAGATTGTGTTACTGCTGCGGAAATTTTATGTTTATTTTGACTTTATTTAAGATTTGGTATATAAAAAGAGTACTAATTGGCGTTATCATTAATCACAATATTTCTATTTATAATTAATCCAATTGTTGGTGGTTTTTGGTTATTCTTCTTATTGCTAATGTATAAGAAGCGTTAGTCTTCTATTACTGCTCCCGCTGTAACTCCTGACACTGCTGGTATTACTCCTTTACGAGTAACTTCGGCTGCTGGTCTTGCTATTTCTCGTGCAATCTTTTCAGGTTTTGCAATAAATCTACCTGCTGCCTCTGCTGCCTCTCCAATTAGTCCAAACGGAGATACAGATGTTTTTATAATTTGCGCCAATACACTTTTTGCTTGTTCTCCTCCAAGTGCCTCTGTTGAGAACTTAGCAAACATAGCGTCTTCAAATAAGTCATTCCCAGTTAATGTAGCTAATCTTTCAAAGAGGTCTTTAGTTGCTTTACCTCGTTCACTTAATACTCGGTTTAATATTGTTACAGCTCGTTCTGATTTATTACCAGTTGCTTTAAATAACTCCTTTTCAATATTAGCTAGTTCTGAGAAACTTTTATTAGCTTCTGCTAACTCTGTACTTGCTCCACGCTGAACTCCCACGATATCTGCATCTACTTCTTTTAGTAGCTTCTCTAGTTTGTCTTGTTTTAGTGCAGCTTTATCAAAGTCAATATTATTTCTAACTATACTCTTAACATCATCTGAAGTATTAATAGTTACTCCTGCTTTGCTTAAAGGCTTAACATCATTAAGTATGTTTGCAACACGATTCTGATCTGTTACATCTAATGTAATAGTTCTTCCTTTAACAGGTTTTAATGTACCGTCTTTTGCAACTGATCCAATATTAAATCGTTCAGCAAGCTTTTTCTTTAAGTTTGTAACAATATCCTTAGTATTAGAAACAACCTTAGTCCCAACTTTCTTCTTAACATCTCCTATAACTTTACCTGCCTCACTCTTAAGTGTACGAACCTTATTGGCAGTGTCCTCTACCGCATCAACAGCTAAATCCATTGCACTTACATCACGACGATTACGAGCGTTTGTTTCTGCTGCATCTAAAAACTTATCAAGTTTAGACGCACGCTGTGACTGTGTTGTTGCAGTTTTAATAAATTTTGCCTGCTCTTCTTTTGACAGCTTAGCTACTGGGTTTATAACTGACTCTGTTGCTTCATCAATATTAGAGAACGATTTTCTTAATTTAGAGAACCCTATTCCTGCTCCTTTTATAACACCTCCTAATACTCCTCCTATTGCCGCACCTACTCCTGCTTGTTTTGCACGCTCTTCTAAATCTCCTTCTTGTAATACTCCTGCCAATGCACCTTCTATAGCTGCTGTAGTAATACCACCAGCACGTATTAAATCACCAATTGGTTTTAATGCTGCTAGTCCTTGTGCTGCTTTACCTGCTAATTGTACTCCTTTTGCAATAGGAATTGCTTGTCCAATAATACCTGCTCCTGCTCCTGCAACTTCTAATGCTTTTTCACCAAATGTCTCAGCTGGCTCAAGCCCTGTCTTCTTTTGTAGCTCTTCTTTAGAAACTATCCCAGCTGTTAAGAATGGAGCTGCACCTGCTGCCGTACGTGCTAATGTTCTTTCAGCACCTTTTGCAAATTCCGTTACACCTTCAACACCACGTTCAACTAATGTTGGCTGAACTTCTGGCTCAGGAATAATAGCTTCTCTTCCAGGCAATGTAATACCCTCTTGTTGTGCAAATCTATCCATTGCACCAGACTCTATACGACTTCTTAACTCAACTGCAAAGGGTGAGTTAGGGTCTTGTTGCGCACGTTCAATTGATGATTGTAATGACATTGTCTTTTATTAATTGTTGAGTGTCTTATTCTTCTGTTCCTTTAGGTGTGAATTTTATTACATCATAGAAAGACTTATTATCTTGTTGTTCTTGTCCTTGATTTACAAAGTCATCATCTGACATTTCTGAAAAGTCTTGTTGGTTTTCTATATTAATTCCTGCTTCTTCTAACAACTTAATAGTTGATGGTGAAAATATAGCCTCTAGATCAAGTCCTTGTTTTTCTGCTGATTTTCTAACAGGTATTAATAAGTCTCTATTGATACTCTCAGCAGAGCCTAACAACTTCTTAGCAATTGATTGTACACTTTGTATTGTTTCTAGCGTTACTCCTGCACCCCCTTGTTCTATTTGTTCAATACCTCCTTCAAGTCTGTTTATTAAAGATTGTCCATCTGCTGTTCTTGCAAATTCACTTTCCCTAACAACAGATCCTTCATCAAGTAGTTTATTAAATGAAAATATAACTGCTTGTGTTGCTGCTGATAAATCACCTCCTTCTGCTTTCTGATTTATAAATTCATCTATACCAATGTCGATATTGTTAGAAAATTGTCTAAAGTTTTTTATACTATTTGCTAGTTTTGTTGATTCTTTTCTAAGCTTATCTTCTGCCTCAACTTTCTCTTTAGGTTTTAATTTTACTGTTACCTTATCTCGTGGCTTAAATAATTGTGTTCCTCCTTCATGTCCATAAATAGTTTTAACAACCTCTGTTTGTTGTCCTGCTGTTAAGTTATTAAACACCTCTTGTGCGTTTGATTCTGTAACATTTTGACCTGATAGTTGACCAAGTTTAGTTTGAATCTTTTTAGATCCTGCATACTTAGGATTTGCATACCAGCTACCAATAGTACCTGCTTCTAATCCAGCAATTGCACCTCTTACACCAATTTCAGGGCTAGAGTAAACAATAGTAGCTACTCCATCATCATCAATTCCTTCTGTTGTTTCTCCTACATTAAAATCAATCCCTTGTTGTAGTCCTGCATCTTTTAATCTTTGTATAGTAACATCATATGCTTTATTAGCAATAGGGTTATTATGTCTGTCTGCTCGTGTTACTTGTTGTACGTTACCAAAGCTTCCTAATGGTAAAGGGCTTCCTGTTGTTGTGTCTGCAATATTAATCTTTCTTTGTGGGCTTGTATCTGTTACTTGACTTGTTATTTCTGCTGTTTGAGCTTCTATTTTCAATCGTTCAGCTTTCTGCTTAGGAGTTTCAACGGCTGCTGCAAACCCTAAACTAGCTTTTAATGCGTCTGCATTAGCTTGTGTAAATCCATTAATCCCTACTTGTGCATCAATTGTTTGTATTCCTTGTATTGCTTCTTGTGCTTCAGATGTTTGAGACGTAATTAAATCTTGTCGAAGCTTCTGTACACTTAACAGCTTTTCTTCATCTGATAATTTCTTATCTTCCATTACTGACTTAGCCTGTGAAATGTATCCAGATGCTAACATAGGTGATATAGTACCTCCTACTGCGTTTGCAATACCTTCAATTGCCTCAGGTGTCATGTTAATTAATGCAGACGCTGGAATATCTCCTATTACTTCAATAGCTTTAATATTAGCTTCTTGTTCTTGTTTTTGTAGTGCAAGTGTTTCTGCAGTTGCCTCTGCTTTAGCTTTACTAGCACCTTCTTGTGCTTGTGCTGCCATAGCCTCTGCTTGTGCAATTTGTCTTTGTAAGTCTGCTGCAAACTCGTGTCGTTGTTCTCGTTGTGCTATCTCAAGCTGTTTCTTTAAAGCATCTGCTTGTTGAAATTGTATATCTGCCTGTTTTTGAAATGTGTCTATTCGTCGTTCTTGTACTGCTGTAATACCTGCTGCTAGTGGTTCTCCTGTACTTGCTACAAGTCCCCCTGGTGCTGCTGTAAAACGTGATAATAAAGCTGCTCTATTTCCTTCTTGTGTAGTTAGTGCCTCATCTACAGCTTGTTGTTTTGCTAACTTTTGTTGTGCTATTTGTGCATCTAATAAATCCTTTTTAGAAGCTTGTTGTGATAATAGTTCTTGTTTACGTTGCTCTGAAGTTAAAGGTGTTTCACCAAAAGACTGCTGCGTTTGTTTTGCAATCTTTTCATCAAAAGTTAGCTCTCTGTCACCTGGCGTAACTTGAGATATTCCTTGTTCTTTCTCAAACTTTATCCTCTGCTCTTCTTGTAGCCTAGCCTTCTCATCAGCAGCTTGTTTAGTTTTACGCTCAGTAACTAATCTTGCTGCTTCAGTAGCAGTACCACCAGCAAAAGACTGCCCTGATTTCTTAAGGCGCTCTTGCTGTATCTTTACTTGTCCAGCGGTAATCGTAGCTTTATTAGCAGCCTTTGTTGCTGCTTGTTGTTTTGCTAAGTCTTCTGCTCGTCTCTTAGCTATACGCTCCTGAGGTGTTAATGTTGCCATTGTTTATAATTATTATACTTGAATTTGAATAACCGATCCAGTGTCTCCTGTTAATCCATCCGATCCATCCGATCCATCGTTACCATCATTACCACTACTTACTCCTCCTGCTCCTCCTGCTCCTTTAGTTCCTCCTGCTCCTCCTGTGATATCTGTAGTTCCAATGTTTGTAAGTGTTTGATAGCATAATACAATTGTACCACCATTACCACCATTACCAGCACTTCCACCTCCTCCTCCTCCTCCTCCTCCTGCTCCTGATGATACAGGCACACTTCCACTTACTCCGTTTACTCCATTTACTCCATCGCCACCTGTACATGTAATAGTACCTTGGTTATCAAAGTTTTTTGCATATATAGCTACAATACCTCCGTTTGCTCCTCCTGCTCCGCTGTCTCCTCCTTCTCCTCCGTCCCCTCCTGATCCACTGCCATCTCCTCCTCCTCCTCCTCCTCCTCCTCCACTTGGAGATCCTGTATTTCCTGCTGATGGACTAATAACTTGTACTAATTCTTCTTGTGTTGAAATCATTTGAACTGCCTGTGAAATAATCTCTACTTTCATTTGCAATGCTGTAGAACTTGCAAGTGTTCCATAGAGCTGCGCGCCTCCAACCGATCCTCCTGGGCCTACTGCTGATCCTCCTGTTCCTGCTAATCCATGAAGACCTGAAACTGTATTTCCAAGACCGTTAATAACTGCACTTGAAGCAATTGAATTACTTCCAGGCGTTCCTGCTGTACCGTGTTGTCCAGCAGCGTTTGTAGTTCCTCCTGCTCCTCCAGCTTGTCCTGTTTTACCAGCAAGTCCATCTTTACCTTTTGCAAGAGTACCATTTGCACTACCTCCTCCTATTCCTCCAGTTATTCCACTTCCTCCTGTACCAGAATTATCAATATCACCATTATTTGCGAATGCCTCTTTTACAAAAACTCTGTAACCATTTGTATCCAGTGTGAATGTAGCATCTACCGTTAAATTATTGTAATACATATCCCTTGAAAGACTTGTATTACTTGAAATTGTAACGTCTCCATCTGAACCAGCCCCAAAATCTGCAAGAACTCTTACTTTATTTGAAACTATTTCTAGTCCAGGATTAGCTGCTAAATCTAGTTGTAAATCATTCCCTGCCTTTTGAACTCCTAAGCTAGCTGTAACTGGTGTTGCTACTCCTAACGTAAGCCATCCGCCATCATAATGCTGTTCTCCTGTCCCATCTTCTAAGAAACACTTATCAGCGTCTTGCGGACTAGTTAATGCTGCATCTCGTGCTGTTGCATCTGCGAAACTAGGTAACGCTGCTGCTCCGCCTGTTCCATATGTAGGACGTGTTTCAAATTTAAGACTAGCTTCAATATCTCCTTGCAAACTATCTGTGATTTGTTGAAGAATAAAAGGAGAAACATTTAAGAATACTTCTTCACCTTGTTCATGCGAAACTGCATTAGCTGGGATAGATGTTAATAAATCAATTCCTCCTGTTGGTAGGCCTCGTGTAGTAATAGTTACCGCTGTTCCTGTAATGCCTCCAGCTGCCACGTATACATTTTCTGTATAACCATTAGCTTTTCTTATTGCTAGAATACAAGCCTTAGTAATAGTAGAGCCATCCTTGTCTACTAAAGCTGAACTTGTAATAAGATCTGCAGAAGAATCCGAAATCTTTCGTGCTACTGTTACAACTGGGTTAGCTGCCGTTGAACTTTGTGATAGTTCTAAATCCTGTAATTGTGTAATATCTGCCATTGGCTAATTGTTAGTATGTATATTTCCGATTTACGCCTTTTTCTTTTGTTATAAGTGACAACCAGTTTAATTCTAAAGGTAAACCACTTTCTTCTGTTACTCTAACCACTAATCGTGAGTATTCAAAGATTTTAACTTGCTTATGAAACCATGATGCAATAGTACTTGATGATGCTATTCCTCCTGATCCTATAGGTAGAGTTCCTCCTCCTCCTGTACCTATTCCTAATCCGCTAGGACTAGCAGATGACAATCCCCATGTCAATGTCTTGTAGTTTGGCTTTAGAATACCAGCTTTATCCCATATATCAAGTTCGATATTTATTACTTGACCAGCTGAAAGTTTACCTCCTGCGTAAATCTCTTCTAGCATACTCAAACTAATAACTTGTCCTTCTGTAAACTCTTGTTCAAATGTAATCTTAATGTCTAAATCTCCATCAGAGTTACCGTCAAACAGTTTATAAATCTTCCCTTCGATTGAAGAAGATCCATACACCGTTAATCCGTCATTATAGAATGATGAAATATACCATCCTGTTCGTCTTGTCCACTGTTTAGTGTCAAGATTATATATAAGTACAAAGTTGTTAAAAGAAGAGTTCTGAGCGCATGAAATGTATAATAGGTGTCTCTTTTCGTCTAAGTACAGTGAAGAGTTATCGAAGTCTAAGGTATTAATGAATGGATCATCAAATAAATTAGAGATTACGTTGTTTTGTTCTGAGTATGGTTGATTAGTAGCTCCACCTGATAGCATTTGTAATACTCCTGCACTGCTAGTGTAGAATAACCCAAACTTAGTAGATAATGCTCTAATCCCTCCTAAGCTTGTTCGTTGGAAATCAGTAATGATATTAAGTCGTACTCCAAGTCCACTAGTATCAATAACGTCTGCTCGTATCCCTGATTCTCCTTGCTTATAAACTGTAATTAATTGAGATCCTAATTGACCAAAATCATTTACTTCTCCTGCATTAGCAAAAGAAAAGTCAAACTGATCTGTTGTAAGTGCTGGTGACGATGCTGCTGGAAATTCAAATGGAGGATTAGATCCTACAAACTCCTCTGAACATATAACCTCACTTAAATCTGTACTAATACCACCACATGCAAGCCGTTTATTAAATATAAATAACCGTTTACATATAGGGGCTAGTGTGATTGCAGCATATGATGTTCCACTTATATCATAACGTCCTACTTTCTCAGAGTTGTTAGTAACTAGAATATACTCACCAAACCGTACAATCGAAAATACTCCTGTTGCAGTCATTGTATGTATAAGTGTATTTGTAGTACCGTCATTCTTATAAAACTTGTCGTCTTGTCCGTAGTAAGTAACACCGTTATATTTAACAGAATTACTGATTTGTGTTGTTCCATTAGTTAAGTAGTCGGTGTATCCCTTACTCTTCTCTAGTTTTGCTCCTGCAACAGGTAACAAGTTTTCAATACGTGTAGCAAAGTCTAAGCTAGTAAACTCAGGTAAATCTAAAAGATTCTCTCCTTTAGGTGCAAAAGTTGTAAGCTTGTTAGTCGTTTTTGCCACTGGGAGTTGTACTGGTGTGTAGTTCATTTATGTGTTTAACGAAACCTGACTATTTTTGGCGTTCTATATGTGTCTGCAAATATCTCTTGTAAGTCTCTTGCAAACCTAGTATCTGCACTCATTTCTTTAATAGAGTCTAAGTTCCATTGTCCGTACCGATTATCTAGGTAGTTGATCACTGCATTGAAGTGTTCAATATCTAAGTATAAATAGTCTGTAGTAGCTGTAATAGGTAAAACCTTAGGAATATACCTCATTGTTACTGTAGCCGCTGTATCAGGCTCTGGAGTTACTACAAATGTATTAAGATTTAAGTAGTACCCTAAGTCTTTTGCTCCTACTCCTGACTGGATAAGCCTTTTACTTGTTGTTGCTCCTGTTGTTGCATCATCTTTAAATATTCCACAGCCTCGTACTTTCATGTCTTTAAAGTCTGAGGGCAATGAGTAAGCTGCTGTACCAGAAGTAATACTAAATGGTACTGTGTTTATATACGCAGTAGGATCGTTCTTATATAGAACTCGGTAGATCATATAGTTCAGATCAGAGAACCAATCAAAGAATAACTCGTTACTTATTTCTCCTAAGTTGTCATTGTATGCTCGTTGTAGTCGTGCTATAGCGTCTGAAACTAGAATAAGATTTGATGTACCTGTTGGTGCTGATGTGTAATAAGAAACACGTAGAGTTGCATTTGGTACATCTGCCAAAGCAATTTCTTTTGCTCCTGTAACTGTAACTGTTCCAAGATAAGCAACACCATCAAAAGTAACCGCTGTAATTAGCGATATATTGTTATCAAGCGTGAATACTGTTTCTGTACCATTAACCTGACTGTCTAGAATTTCTTGATATTGGAATGCCATGACTTATTTTTTAGGTTGAAAGTAACTAGATAGTGCTAATAAAGCTGTAATAAGAGCTGAAAGTGCTGTTCCTGCTGCTGTAAGTGCTTCTGTAAGGTTTTCTGTATCAATTTCAATTCCTAACCCTAGCGCAGTTGCTAAGAAACCTAGTGTACCTACAATACCAGCCCATACACGCCTTTGTTTTAGTAGTTCAAGTGCTTTGTTCATAGTAATAAAGTTAATTAATCCAATTGTATCACACTATTTAAAGTAAGCAATAACAACAAACCTGCTAATATTGCCAGTTGTTTATCATGCGTGTAGATTACCTCGTATATTTCGTCTTATAATCCCTTTAGCTTTCTTCTTGCGTGCTTCTACACGTTTCTTAATACGTGCTTTAGCTGCCGCTTTAGATGCTGCAGTTGCTCCTCCACGAGCTTTAACCCTTGCTTTTATACGTTCTTTTGCTGTAGTTGCCATAATTATTGTTTATTAATTTCTTCTTCTAAGTCCTCTATTCTATTATTCATTGCCTCTAAGGAAGTAATTCTTTCTATATTTGATAACTGAGCATATAGAAAAAAAACTAAAGCCGTTGCAAATGCTGCTACTGTACTGTAAAATAATGTATTACTTACTTTCCCATCGTTCTTATCTGACAATTTAATAATAGCTTGTGACATTCGAGTTATTGACTTTGCCATATTCTTTATATTAACAGTGTTTTCCGTTGTTGCTGTTGATAGATCAGACAACGAATCTGTTAGATTATGCTCAAAAACTGTTCGATCTTTACGCGCCTCATGCCTGTCATGCTTTAAAGCAGCTTCAAAGCTTTTTTCAAATTTAGCCAAATCTTTATATGTTACGTTGTCACTCATGTTATGTGCTTAATATCTTACGCAAATCTCTAAGCTTCTGATTGAAATGTATTCTTGTAAATGCTTTAGTTAACTTCTTTTCGTATATAATATACCCGTTCTTAAATATAGTATCTTGTAACACCATATCTGCAAGGTTTTCTATGAAAGTCTCATTATTTTTATGTTTAGGATAGTAATTATCTACCATCCCAAACTTACTATCTCCAATTACTTTTGTAAACGCTTTCTTTTGATCTACACGTTTTGCATAGTTCCAGAAACTAACTAAATGTCCGTAAGCTACGCTGCCATACTGAATCCCATCATCTCCTAGTACACCATCTGAACGATCTTTACCCATTCCTGCCTTTTGCTTGTATCCTGATACAATACCAAACCCTTTCTCTGCTAGTTCTTCATATTGTGTCCACTTAACTCGTGCATACACTAAATCCATACCTAATTCGTCGTTACAATAGTCTGCAATGCACTTAACGGAAGATTGCATGTACCAGCCCATATTTACATCAAAGCCTCTTGAAATAGCTAGTTTTAGTATAGATTTTCGTTGTTGTAAAGTAAATTTATATCCTGTTTGGTTAGATACTACTGTCATGCAAGCGTGTAGTGAACATGAAAGCTTGTGGATTTCACTCTGATAGTAAGCTATTCGTGTATTGAAGTAGCTTTTTGCAGGAGATCTTACATGTTTTGTAGCATGTAAGATGAAGTCTCCTTCGCCGACGCTGTATATTGTGTTGTTCATTATGCTATTTTTTGAATAGATACTTGAGCATATACTTCTACTACTCCAAAATTGGTAGCTCTTCCAAGCCCAGTTACAGTTCTCGTTGCACTACAACGATGTTGTAATTCAAATGTCTTTGTTGCTGCAATAGTTATTTGTGTTTCACCAAAACTTGAAGGAGAAGCTCCAGAATCTGAAATTTCAGAAGAGCCAATAGAGTCATCAGTAGCATCTGTTGTATTGTATAATTTTACTTTATGACCAGTTACAGAATATGCTGGCGCCTTATATTGTATGTTATAAGTACCAGATGGTAATGTGAATTGATTTGATGATAAAGACGCGTCGGTAATACTATTAACTATAACTGTATTAATATCTCGTGTTTGCCATGCACCAGATGTAAATGTACCTCCTGCTACACTAGTTGCTTTTTGATCTTCAATTATAAAATATTCTGCTCCTCCTCCTGAAGCATCATCTACATATTTCTTTGTAGCTGCCTGTAAATCAGTTGTTGGTGCTGGTACTACTGGCGAACTAGAGAATGTTTTAACTCCTGCTACTGTTTGTGCAGTTGTTAAATCTACAAAGTCTGTGTTGTCTGGTATATCTGCTTGATATGCAAAGTCACCATCTGTAACAGCTGTATCGAACTGTGCTTTAGTTCCTGTAATACCTACTATACTTGTTTGATCTCCTGTATTTGTTCCACTTGTATTTTGTAGTACTGTATATTCAGCATCAGTTGCATGGTAGTATTCATCTACTCCTCCTCCTTGTAATCCTGCTTGTGCGTTATGTGTTGAAACTTGTGATGCGCTAAATGTTTGCTCAAATGCACTTAGTTCATTAAGAAATGATGCTCCTCCTTTTATATATACCACAAATCCTGCTAATGCACCTAGTCCAGCCACAATAGGTGGTACTTCTGACGGAGGACTGGCTGCTTCTGCGGCTGCTTGACTCCCATACACTTCTTGTCCCATAACTGCCACCATTTTAGATGGCGTATTATTTGCAACATAAAACCATGTTACACCATATTTAGCATTACCTAATTCTACTGGCGTTCCTGTATCTCCATCGTATAATGTTGTATCAATTAATTTTGAATCTTCTTCTGATGTCCACCCTGTTCCACCATCTCTATAGTATAATGTAAATACATTAGCATTTGCTGTTCCTGCTACAGAGGTATCAAATGCAATATGAGGCACTTGTTCCATCATAAAATAAAACGACCCTTCAGTTAGTGCGACTGCTAAGTTTGCCGGCTCTGATATAAGCGTTCCTCCTTCTGCATGTATAAATCGTGAGAAATCTAAGAATAACCGTCTTGCCTTACGATTCGCATCTACGTTTTGTTCTCTTGCGTCTACCCAGTTTAATGTAAATCCTTCCCTTACAACCATATAACATAAACAAACATCTAAACAGTTAAATGAAGCTTCTGATGTACTTGTGATGTATTGAGGGGTTCCTCCATTCCAATCTATAGAAATATAGTTTGTCGCATTATCAGTCATTGCGAGACTCAGTTTTTCAGGTATAACAATATTATATAAAGTTGTATGAGCATCCGCTGCTGCACGTAATGCGCCTTCTCCTTCATCTATATTAACTGTACCGTCTTCGTTATCTGTTAAATCACCATAGTGCATTAAACCTGAACTATACCAGTGATTATAGATTTCTTGAAAGTTATCAATACTTGTAGGATTACCTACAACATTTGCTTGTTTTAATGAGGCAAAGTCCTCAATAACATTAGTATCATCTAATGTTTTATTTGAAAATGTAATTGTTGCGCTATCTAAATCACTAATAGTTGAAGCTGTTTGTGTTCCTGTATGATTAGCACGATCTAATACTTGCGCTACTGTTTTACCTCCATCTTTAATAAGTTTTCCTGTAGTGCTATCATAAACTGCAATATTTTCATCTACCGCACTTGCTGGTCCTACTACATCTCCTCCTGGACTTGGTAAGTTTGTAAGTTGTGAACCGTCTACTGCTGGAAGTTTAGCCGTGCCATCTAGTTTTACTATCTGATCTGCTCCTGTACCACTATTTAAAGTAAGTTCTGGTGTTGTAGTTCCTGTAGCTACTGCAATGTCAGCATTGGCAGATGTAACCTCTGTAACCGTTCCTCCTCCTGCTCCGTTAGCCATAGATGTAATACGTCCTTGTTCATCTACTGTTGCGTTTACAGAAGTATATGCTCCTGGAGTAACAGCAGTATTCTCTAAATCAATAGTCTTATTAGAACTTAAATCACCTCCTCCGCTTAATCCTGTCCCTGCTGTGATTGTTGTTGATTTGTCTGCCTTTAATGCTAACTCAGCACTAGTATCAGCTGGAAGATTATCCAGTTTTTCACCGTCAACTAACACGCCGTTTTGTACAGTTCTTGTTGCTGCCATGTTCTAGGTAATTAATGTATTATTTGAAAATTGCTAGACATGTGTTAGCACCTGCTGTAGTAATAGCATTTGTTTCAATCTCTATTGTTTGACCTTCAAAGAAAGGAATAGTGATTGAGTCTCCAATGCTATTTAAACATACAATGTTTTGTGTTGTTGAAGAATAAACTGATTGAGTAATGGCAAGATGTCCTCCGTATGAGAAAGGAGTTGCACTTGCTGTTACTACTACGAATTTACCTGTTGATGAATTTGACATATTATTATAATTATTTGCTAAATACTCCCCTCATTACAAGGGGAGGGATTAATTAACGATTATCCGTTTGCTACATCGTATGTTGCGATTCGGTCTGCGTTTCGTCCTAGAACTGCTCCACCGTACACATATTCTCCTAAAAGATTTGTAGATGTTGCGTCTTGTTGATCTCGTGAAACCATTTTCACCATTTGATCTACCACATTAACTGCGTCTCGATCCATTGCGAAGATAATAGTTGCGTCTGCTGATACAACGAAATCTGCTGGTGTTACCGTTTCAGAAGTTGTAATAGCTGATGCTGAGTAGATTCGTAGTTTGTCAGAAGCATTAAAAGCAGATTCTGCTTGTATGTATGCATTCTTTAGAATTAGTCGGTCTGCTGCAGAGAACTCAATATAAGTTGCTGCTCCTGGTGTTCCTGTTCCGTTAATAGCTGCTACAAGGTTTACCTGGTTAGCTGCTACATCTGCTCCAATTGAAACTTCTCCTGCTGCTGCCGCTGTTCCTGATGAAACGAAAGTAATTACTACTCCGTCAATAGTGAAAGTATTAGTATCAACTGCAATTGTAGGCATTGTTAAAGTTGAAACATGAGGTAGGTTGTTTGTACTACGTACATCTAATCCTGCTACTCGTCCAATCATACCGTTAATTCGTTGTCCTGCACCTACTTCAGTATTGATAAACTCAGTAGATTGTACTAAGAAGTTTTCTACTTCTGGAGATACGAATACTGTTAGTCCGTCAATTACGTTTAGTTTTGCTAGATCAGTTTTAAGTCGTGCAATTGTAGAGTAAGAGTTACCTACTGCCATAGTAATAGCTGTAGTATTCTTAGTTGTAGCGTTATATGCTGCAAGCTGTCCAGTATATTTATCCATGTTTTGTGCAAGTGCGTTCCCCATTCGAGAAGCTACGTCTCCTTGTGCATCACGGTTGTATTGAATTACATCAATATCTTTTACTGGAATGTTAACATTGTCACATTCGTTTACTGTTAATTGGAATTCAGATACAGTAAGTGTTCCTGCTGTAATAGCTGATCCTGAAGTTTGTCCTCGATTCCAAGTAACGTCTCCTAGAGATTGTACTGTTACAGTGTCTCCTTGCCGTTTTAATTCTCCTTCAAATTTGTGATTAGCAAATTCTCGGATAATTGTTTTGTTGTCTAGGTTTGCGATAATCTCTCGTTGTAAGAGAGCCGTTGTTGCGAATGATAGTGCCATTGTTGTGTTGTTAGTATATTATTTTAATTTAATAACTATTTCACCTGCTTTTTCCTGTGCAAAGATTTTAGATGCGTCTGCTCGACTCATGTTACCAACTTGTTCTGCTGTATATACGTTCTTTCCACTGGCTGCTTTACCTGTTGGTAGTTGTCCTGCTTCAATCCGTGTTTTACGAGTAGATTCCATTTCTGTCATAAGTCCTTTAGATTTCTCCATTGCTTTACGTAGTGCCTTTTCTGGTGTTGCTCCAACTTCCATGTATTCTTTAGATAGAGATACGATCTCTTTTCTAACGTCTACTGGTAAAGCTTTCACGTCCACCATATCCGATGCGAACTGCTGTTCTACTTGTTCTTGCTTGATGGTCTGACGAATCTCGTCTTTTACATCTGCTAGTCCAAGTCGTTGTGCTACTTCTAGAGCCATCCAGTTATCTGATGCTGTACCTTTTAAGTCATCTAAAGTTTTAGTACCGTCATTGATTGAACGAGTCCACTTAGCTTTCTTAGCTTCTGCTACTTCGGCTGCACTTTGTTTAGGATCACTTGAGGGTCTTAGGGCTTCCTCTACATCTAGTTCATCGGATACTGAGGTAGTTTCCGTGTCTTGAGCTGATGCAGACGATTCATCTTGTTTAATGGATTCCTCAATCTCATTAAAGGTTGTGTTCGTACTGTCATTCATAGTGAATAGGTTAAGTGTTATAGTTAGAGCTTGTAAACTCTAGAGAACGCAAAAAAGAACGACTAAGAAACTTTTTGCGGTCACTAGGGATCACAAGGTTTGTTTTAGTCGTTTTCTAATTGTAAAAGGTCTTTCTACTTCAATCATACATTCTACATATAATAAATCAAGTGTGTAATATTATGGCTTAACTTTTCGCTTATTACTATTCTTAACTGAGTTACTACAAGCTAACATTGCATTGATGAATTGATCTATTCCTAGCCGCACCAATGTTTCTTTCTCATACTCAAACTTAAGGTTGTACTAGCTTCTGTCCGTTCTGATCATACAGCCCAGAAAAGAACGCAACGTTCTCACCTGCCAACTGTTCAGCTCGTGTATCTCCTTTATTACGTTGTTGTAATGCCTTATGATGTCCCTTCCAATCTAACATAGTCGTTTATTTAGTTGATTTAGATTCTTCCTTAGCCTCTAACTCTTTAGCCTTCATTACCTCTTGGTATCCTTCATTAATCTCTCGTACTTGTTTCTTCCATCCTTTAATAGTTTTCTTGTTCTCATTTATACTAAGTGCCATATACGCAAAATCAAAGATAACAACAACAATATGTGTCATATCTTCAATACCAGCTTCTAACTGGTTAGCTTTAACTTCATCTGTCATCTCATGTACTTCTACTAACTTAACCATCTCTACGTTATCAAGTAAGTACTGTTTGAATTTTTCAACCATAATAGTCGTTTAGTTATTAATTAGTTCTGGGTTTTCGTATATGTTACCGATTACTTCTATGTCTTCTATAAGCTCAAATATCACGTAAGCATGCACTCTGAATGCACCATTCATATATCTTACTTCACCAGAATCCCAAGATCCTTTGTTAGCTACTACTATATCCCCCTCATATATCTCTACTCCATTCTTATCTTTAAGTCCTGTGTATTGCATAATATTATCACAAGCATGTAGTGGATTGTAGTTAAACTTCATTCCTATATCTTCAAACCATGCTCTAAATTTAAATTCTCTCATAGTCGCTTTAGTTAATTTATACTGTCGGTGCAGACTTAGCTATAATTTGTTGCATCTGTGCTGCTTGTCCTGTTCCTGTTGGATTCTTTGGCGCTTCTCCTTGTCCCTGTGGAGCTTCTTGTTGTTGAGGGGTTAGCTCTTCTTCTGTTACTGCTAATCCTCTTAATCGAAGAGCTTCTGCTTTAACCTTTCCTTCTACTGCTGTACCAACTGATAAGTTCATAAGATCATTACTAGCTGCAATCTTAAATGCTTCGCTCTTGTATGCTCCTGTTCTGCTTTCAACATCTACATCAATGTTAGAGTTCTTAATAGCGTCTGCTACTCCTGCTAATGTTATATTAGTCTCTCCTCCATCAAATTGCAAGACATCTGTTACTACTTTCTTATCATTATCAATTCCAATACCTATAGCCATCATTGCCATTGTAAGTGAATCACAGTCTCTAAAGCTTTCTACGTTCCGTTCCATTATGTCTTGGATGAACTCAAGCTTAGAACTTTCTTCTGCTAATGTAGTAGTGGCTGTTTGTGAACTAGGCCGATCACTCTCATCAATAGGTATACCACACCGTTTAATCTGTACTGATAAATCATTTAGCATTCGTTCATATTCTCCTGTTAGTGGCGCATTAGATAATTCTGTCATGTTTCCACTATTTGAATTTTGTCCGTTATTGATCTGGTTAATAATAAACCCTCGTTCTCCTAGTGCCTGTGCTTCTCGTGCTTCACCCCATTGGTTTAAGAACTCTTCTGCTGTTCCATCAATGTTTACAATCCCTACTGGGTTGACATTAGTCTCTACATGTTTAAGTGCCATGTTACGTATAGCTTGCTCTAGTTTAGCAAAGTCAAATAGTAAATGCCAAATACCAAAGTTATAGAACCCTGTTGGTGATGTAAGTCCTTTAAAGTGAATCAGAGGAATAAATGGTTTACCGTCTAGATCATAGAAAGGATAGTCTTTACCTTCTGCCTTCTTAAGAACTGTTGCCTGCACCCCCGCAATTACACAGTAGTAAGGGTTCTTAGGGTCATCAATATTAAAGTAATGTCCAATCTCTGTAATATTATTCTCTTGCTGCCATTTCTGGTATTCTGTTTGGTTGAAGTTATCGTTCCATTCTGTTGTCATTGGTAAGTTGCCTGACATGAACTTCTTGTCTGGAAACATTCCTTTAGCCTTAGTATAGGTCATTTCTTCTTTAACTAACGCTTCACCTGCTGCTCCAATACCTGTCTTATTACGTAAACAGTTAGCTGATGGATCAATATAAGTTCCACTTAACTGCGTAAGATCAAACTTAACTGGCTGTGCGTCATCACCGTACCCTAACATAATAAACGAATCACCTAATGAAGTGAATCGACTGAACAGGTTAAAGTCTTCTGTCATTACATCGTATAGTCCTCCATCAAGTTGAACCATATCAACTCCATCTTTAATAGCTTCTAGTTTCTCTTTATCTATTCCTGAAGACTTGAAAGCCCGTGAAGGTCGTCTCATGTTCTTAACAATCTTAGATAACGACTGAAAGAATAACTTACTCTTAACTTTAAAAGGATCGCTAAAAGCTGTTCCAAAGCTAGAGGCATCTTCTCCCATTGTATCATCGCCGTTCATGCTTTCATTGTAGAAGTCTACAAGTTCTTGCCATTTATTATCTAAGTCAAACCCTGCATTACGACGAGAATTCATTGCTCTCATGTAAAGATCAATGGCTGCTTTAGCTCCTACGTTATCTAATCCACTAACGACTCCTTGATCTTCTTTTGTCTTTAGGTCTTTCATAAACTATGTGTTATTTATAATACTTAGTCGTTTTACTTGGTCTTATAATATATATCTCTATAAATAAATCAACGACGTTTCATACGTAGTGATTGTATGTAGTTTCTTTGTGCGCTTATTGTGCTTACACCTGTACTAGATTTATACCCACTTAGTCCATATCGTATAGCATCCATTGGATCACTAAAAGTATGCTCAGGCTGGTTTAATATCTTTCCATCCCTATCTATCTTCCACATGTAGTTCCTGTAACAGTTTATAGTTTTAACACTACGCTTAGTTACACTTATCTTCTGGTCTTGTACAAACTGTATTCCTTGTCTAACACTATCAGCTCCCTTCTTAGCCCCTATAATGTTTACTCCATAGTTTCTAATCTCATCTATACTCTTAGGTTCTGCGCTATCAGCCATTACTAATACATTATTCTCTTGTGCATTAAGTATATCAGCTATTTGTTTATTACTTAATCCTTTGCTGTTAGCTATCTCATCAATGATAAACCCTCCGTTATAGAAGTATATTGCTTCAATTACTGTTGGATCATTACTGAACCCGAAATCAAGTCCATACCTTTCAAGTCTAGCTTCATGTGGTATCTCATCTACTATCTGCCAGTCCTTGTAAATCTTTCCTTCTACTTCGCCTAGTTCTCCTAACCCATAAACTTTCCACCATCCTTTACGGTTCTTACGTGATTCAATACTATCTACAATCTCTTGGCTTAATGCTTCATTGTCTTTATACGTAATAGTTAAGAAGTCTACATCTGATCGGCTATTCTGTATTTCAGTATAGTACCAAAACTCCGAAGTAGGATTCCAATCTAAGAACACAAAGTCTTTAGTCCGTACTTCAATTTGATCAAACGCATCAAGAGAAATATTATTACACTCGTTAATATATGCCCTGTCCCGTCTTGCTCCTCGCAGCTTATCTGATTGATCAGCTGAAAAGAACTCTATCTTACTTCCTGTCTCGAAAGTATAAATAGAATCTGTTGCGTTCCAGCTCGCTATCTTCCAGTATCCGTGTCCTTGCATTATGTTCTTGAAGTCACGCATTGCTCCTCGTTTAAGATGAGGCGTACTCTCTGAAATAATACTTGTTAGCGTTGGTTCTTTATCACTCTGTGCCATTGCTATTAAATACAAAAGAATGGAGATCGTCTTTGATGCTGACGTTCCTCCACACACTGCTCTTATCTTCTTATCAAGAGCTTTGATCTTATTCGTTGCTGTAGTCTGGCTAAACTTCATATATTATACAACATTTATTCTTTTTATTATTACCACGTCTCACCGTATGGATTAAGCTACTAAGCCATTCTTGACAAAATCTTTACACTGGCATAATTGGCGTTGGTAATTCTACCTTAATATCCTGCTCTGTCTTCAGGCTAAACTCATCTCTCTTCTTACGTTCTAAGTATTTCAAGGCTAGGTTAGAATCTTCTGCAAAGCCTTTAATAACTGACTGTCTAGCCTTTAATACAGGCGTTTCCTTCAATGCCTCTTTTCGGTGTATAAATTCAGGGTTCTTGTCTTGGTAGTTATATAAAGTCTTCTTAGTAATTTCCGCAAACAAACAAGCCTCAAGGTCAGTACATCCCATTGCAAAAGCCTCTTCTAGTTTATTCACTGTATTTTCAGTCATTACAGTTCCTCTTCTAGTTTATTCACTGTATTTTCAGTCATTACAGTTGGTCTGCCTACTATATTTTCTTCCTTTGCCATTACGCTTTATTAATTTCTTTAATCAGTTTATCTAACTTAGCCTTACTGCTCTCTGCTGTTAGTCCCATAGTTGCCACTACTTCACCATCTTTAGTTACTACAAAGTTTCCTAGTCTGCTTAATTCTATCTTGTACTCTTCATAGTTAAGCTCGTCTCTTAGGTATTCTAGTGATTCGCTTTTATTCATAATCCTTTATTAATTACTCTTATATTATATTCTTATATACTAATAGTCAAATAGTTAGTTAATCCTTACTTTATTATCTTCTCTTGCTAAGTAATCTCTAAGGTATTGAATCCTTGCTTCTGTTGTAAATGCTTTTGCTATTTCTGTTAGGTATGTAATCGTGCAGTAGAATATATGCTCTTCTTGCTCTTCTATGCTCATTTCTGAAAGATCGTGAGTTGCTATGATTAACCCCATCCAAAACTTACTGTCGAATAGAATCTGATAAATATGAATGTTTTCTGAATATTCATTGTAAAAGAAGTTCCCCTTCTCGTTATACTCATACTTACTATATATATTAAAAGGATACTCCATTAGATCAATTTTGAATCCATTTATACACGATAGCTTAACCGCTTCTAGTATTAATTCTTTATCGTTCATAGTTTAGTTTATTAGTTGTTAATCTGTTGGGGGTGGCTATTTAATGTAAAACAGTATAGCAAATAGTATAAAATTAACTATCTGTAGTATTATCATCCATACTATAATCTTTCCGCCTATTATCTTTACACAATCAGTAGTAAACCCCATACAGGTGTCCATTATATTTTTGTCTAAATCATTTATCAGTTTTAACAATGGGTCTTGCTTATTCATACCTTAGTTTTTAATTGCTAGTATCTCGCTCCTCTTTACCTTATTCCCATGTAGCTTAATCCTTCCTGAGTCTATCCAGTTATAAATAGTCTTTCTGTCTACTCCTATTAGCCTAGCTGCTTGTGCTTTGTTTAAATATTCTAATGGTGTGTTACATTTAGTGCAATTCATTGTAGGCGTTATTAGTTTTGTTATATTCATTATGTGTTGTTATTAACGTAATACTCAATATTATCAAACATCTCCATAAATCTGTCTCTGTCTCTCGGTAAACACCTTAAATTTTCTCTAAGCTCATTAATTTCATCAATTATTTGTTCTTTCTTCATACCATATAATTATTAAATAAATCTAAATTGTTCTCTTGAAGTAGGGTGTAAGCCAAGGTTTGACTTGGAGTTAAGAATAGGCGTGTAATGACGCCTCGTTTTATGGTCGGGAGTGATAGAATTGAACTACCCCCTTTAACGCCATCGTTAGTATGCTGCCACTACACCAACTCCCGTTAAATTCTCCTTAACTTTATATTAGCGGCTCACTGTCCGCCACTTACACTCTACTTTAAAAGAACAATTCTCTGCTCTGCCCCTATGGAGCAGAACTATTTAGCTGTCTATTTCTTAGTAAAATTCTCCTTGAATTTTGATAGTTTCATATAATTTATAAAGGCAAAACTATTAAAATCATTTCCAGATGAAATCTTTGCATACTTAATTAATTTTGCAGAAGTTTTAATCCCCAATTCTTTTTGTACCTCCTTATGTCTACCACCCCAGTCGTCTTTTGTTATTACCTCTAAAACTTTTGCACTTCCAGATGTATAGCCATTTATGCTAAATATATTCCCGACTTCTATTTTATTTGCCATAACATTGTAATTAATTTGTAAGACACAAGAAGTTTAACACACTGAATTACAAAGTCAACACTTTCTTTATGTTTATGTAGAATGTTCTACGTTTGTATGCTTAGCAGTGTAGAAAAAACAGCCGTTAAGCTGTCTTATTTCATTTAGTTGTTTGTTACCACTTTCTTAAACCCTAACCGTTCAAATAGTTCATCTACTTCTTTAGTAGGCTGCATCCAGGGTACAATTTTGCAACCATTAGCTTCTAGCCTGTGTGATATCTTACGTCCATCTATTTGGCAACCCAGGTATCCATCATCCTTTGTGAAGACATGTTCTGTTGTTCCGTACTTGTAAGTTGTTTTCATTATTTAAACATTAAGTTCTCTAGTCTTCGTATAACAGCGTGTGTCTTAGAAGCTATAAAGTCATCAGAATACATTTCAGTCATATAGTATCCAAATTCAATATATAGCATTGCTTCACATACTTCGTGGAATATTACACGCTCAAGTTCTTGTTTGCTGTTCCAGTAATTAGAAGCTGATAAACTAATCTCTCCTGTTGAAGAGGTCACATCTACTACACATTGTCCACATTCTATACTGTCATCTAAGTGCATTGTTAATCTACAATTCATAACACCTAACTCCTTCTGCCAGTACTTCATCTTCTTATAACACCAGTCGTAGTCTTTCTTTGTTAGTTTCATAGGTTTAGTTTAATTAATTTTACGAACAACTCTTACAAGACTTCACTTGTATACTACATGCCTTTCCTAGTTTAAAGTTTTCTCCTATCCATTCACCAAATGGTGGAGTACATGGTTCTTTCGGTGTTGTAAATGGTGGTTCTATCTTTTCCACTGATCCGTCATCGTACTTCATAACTTATAAGTTAGTTTATATATCTCTTTCATTTACTGTTCTTAGTCTTTTTCATAGGTTGGTTTAAGTACATAAATATAAAAACTCATCATTCGTAAGACCAGTCGCCTGTTTTTCTAATAAGATTGGCGTAATCATTTCTAGTGCGTCAACCCCTGTTAATCCTGGTTGAATTTCTTCTGGCAATCCTTCACTTACTGCTCCATCTTGTTTTGAAACTGTGTAAGTTTCGCCGAATTGTTGTATTGTAATTTTCATAATTTTAGTTTATTAATAGTAATATAAAAAGCATTAGTGCTAAGGTATTAGCTATCCATAGCCATGCTACTTCATACGAAGTAAAGTTTTTTCTTTCTACTCCTATACTTATTCCGAGTGCTGTTAAAAATCCAGTAACATATATGTATAAGCTAGCAATTATTTTTAATGCAATTATTTCCATAACCTTTTTATTAATTGTTTATTACCTGTCCTAACTTAGCTAATCTTGTATAATATATCTCCTTTAATAAAGGTAAGTTCTCCGTGTTCTGTTAAAGTATCCATTTCATCTCGTTCTAGGTTTAGCTCAATTACTTCTCTCTTCTTTGGTTCAACAATAACGCCTTTGCAATAAAGTTGTCCGTCTTCCATTACATTAAAATTCATAAAGTTAGCAGCGTTCGCTGTAATATGAAATGATCCATCTATTTCTGTTACTAAAACTTTTTCATCACCGAATGTTTGCCAAGTGTAAGAATTTAAACGTCCTTCGTCTTCTTGTATTCCTTCTACGCTTAAAATATCATCACTGAATGTTTGATAAATTAATAATCCTTTTGATTTAGCGTACTTAATAGCTTCTTTTTGATCTGCTCTATATTCAGAGTTGTTTAATAGATCGTGTAAATGTTTCATAGGTATATATTTAATTAGTTTATTACTATTGCCAGAATAGATTGAAGACAGGAATCCTCCTACTCCTTAGAGTAAGAATGTTTGCCATAATGAGTATCGACTTTCACCTTGGTATTGCAACCAGCTTTCGCCCTGCCTGTACTAGAAGAGATCATCGCAGTCTCTTATTCAGGTCTTGTGTCTTAATGTTGTTTAACTTAGCCATTCGGATACATTACATTTATGTATTGCGTTCATACTCTTTCGAGTTAGTCGCCTAAAGGATAGATAAAACAACCCTTATTAGAAATTACTTGGTGCTGTAATCGTACGGATTTCTCCCCGATCCAAGCAACCTCTAATAAAAGTTGTCATTGTTTTAATTACAGCACAACCATATTAGTATTTCTTTTCTTACTTTGCAAGCTATTTTTGTTTAAACCACTTAAATCCTGTCAGCTCATACATCTTGTTTTCTTCAAATGCAATATCATTAACGTATAAGAATAAACCACATACTAATGCAGTACCATTCAACATTAGCCATCCACCAAATAAGAATATATAAACAGGGGTATTAAACGGACTAGCTCCTGCAAATGCCATAAGCAACATACCAGATAGCCAAATCTGAGCTTCAATTGCCAGAAATTTTTTTAGTTTTTTATTTAACATAATTTTAGTTATTTAAGTGATTCAACAGCTCCTCTACTCTTCCTATATTTTCTTCAGTTATTTCAACGTCGTGTAGGGCTAGCATTGCTTGAGAGATTCGCTTGTTATCTGTTTTGCCAAATCCTCTCAAATATTCTTCTTTCATCTTTTTATCAAGGCTAATCTCTGCTGCTGTAATAGCCTGTCCTAATGTTTTAGGCTCTTCTTCGAGTACTTCGAAGGTTGCGCCGTGCTTAATCAACATGGTACTACTTCTTTCTTTGCAGGTAGACATAGTATCGTTATATTTAGATATTTTTGTAAAAACCTGTCCTATGTACTGCTTATATCTTGCTTGCCATTTAACATCAGCAACACTCACCAACTTAAACCGTCCTTCTACATTAGTACTCTCATCTAAAGTAATAATCTTTGGCTTGTGTTCTTCTCCCATTTTGCATATTCCTTCTATTGCAACATCACTCAATCCATTAAGTAAATCTTTTGCATCGTCTGATAATTCTTCTACTGGTTTAATCATGTCTGTAGGGAAAGTCATTTTATGATCTTGCCAACAGCCTGTAATATTAATTAATGAAACTGTATTATCGTTTCCAATAGCATTAATTGTTGCACATGCTTTACCATAACTCGATACATCTGCTTTGATTTGTACTCGGTCTCCTACTTTGAAGGTTGGTTTCATGTATTGTTTCTTTTGTTCTTCTGTTGCTACATTAGGAGCCTCACTAGAACGTCCTGCTTTTATATCTACTGTGCCATCTCCATTATCTGTAATGTTTTCTTCTTCTACTGGTTTAAAATGCTTGTCTAGATCAAACCCCATTCTTTTAACAGCTTCTCCGCTAATAGCATCGTCAATCTCTTTCGCCTCCTTCATCTTCTTAAGTCGTTTAATGGCTTCAGGGACGGTGATGATTTCAGGTGGTTTTGCATATCCGTTATAATAATCACGACTATTCCATTCATATCTATCATTGAAATCTATAATTGATTCTTTGCCAAAATGGTAAAATGGTCTATTGCTATAAATAAGTACACATAATCCACTGCGTGACACCCAGTCAATATCTTCATACGCCTTGAATAGCTTTTCTTGTTGTTTTAATGTGCGGATGTTTACCGCTACTTTGTTACTCATAATGTTATTTTAATATATAAGGCTATTATAGATTATCATACATTAATATGCAACACAAGAAGAAAGTTCTAAAAAAGTATTATCTGTTTAAATTATCTTGCACAACTTCTAATAAGTACTCTTCACTTAAGTATGGTTCTACTAGAAAATGTGCAGCTTGATGGTGTGTTCTGCATAGAGCGCATAAATTAGAAACCTCGTCAGTTCCTCCTCTTGACTTCAAAAGCACGTGGTGGGTATCTACTGCCTGCAATCCGCAATCATGTATCATGCAGCTAATAAAGTCCTGTTCTGCTATGTTATAATGCTTAAGAAAGTTTCTTTTGTACTTCTTCATTCTTTTTTCTGTTAATTCTATAATTGAACTCACAAATCGAATTACACCATCCCTTATTCTTAAATAGCCAATGCGGTGTTATCTTCTTATTGCAGTCTTGGTCTTTACATTTCATATCTATTGATTATTGTTCTGAACTGTTTGTAGTTTTATTCTAAACTTTTGAACGTGTTTTAATAATATCTTATTTATACTAAGTTCTTCTGCTTCAGATAAGCTTAATACAGTAGATATGCCTACTACTTGCTTACAAGTGTTTTTGTTAATAGCGTTTATGTTATTACAAATTGAACACTCTATTTCTAAAAGTTTATCTAAATCTTCTGCATAATACGCATCTTTAATACCTGATAACATAATTATTTATTAAGTTCTAGTTTATTCGCCATTTCTGAAAGGTCAGCTCGTAGTTGTTCTATTTCTTTGTCCTTAGAGGCTGCGTAAGAAATGCAGGCTTGTTTGATGAATGCGATATACTCTTTTTTATAATCAAGAACGTGAAGCACTTGATTTATAAAATCATCAATAAACTCCTCCTCAATCTCCTCCAAGCTCTTGGCTTCTACTTCGTCTTGTTCTAGGTATTGCTTAATGTCTTGAAAATATACGACATTTTCTAATAAATTGCATTCTTTCCCGACTCCGTAATACTTCATCTTATCTAATGCTTTAATAGCCTCTTCTTTAGTTATTTGTTTAGTCATTTGATTTAGTTTTAATTAATTAAAGCCTCCAATTCCTGGCTTTACACCATAAGGCAGTTCGTTATTATCCTCCTCATCTTGCAGTAATCCTTCGTCTTGAGCAGCTTTTAGCATTTCTTTGGCATGTTCAAGCAAGCTTTTATTGTCAAAGTTATGATAAGCTTCAATGTTATTAAAAGTTTCTGCTTTGAACCTAATTGCACAATCCAATAAGAATTGTTCCTGTGCTGGTGTGTATTTAGTTGTCATTGTTAAATGATTTAAGTAATATTGTTAAGTATCAGTTTTTGCGATAATTTGTTTTATGGCTTAGCGTTGCTGTTTATTTTATGTGACTGTTAAGTCACTGCATGGTTTATTATTAATATAGTATTCACAGCTCTCTTCGTTAAACATATTATACGATTGGTGCTTATCAGGCTTACATGTGTATCTGTAGCATGCGTCCTTACGTTTGCATTGCTCGTTTGAGCATTTAGATATATCTGGCATAATTAGTTATTATTAGTTTCAAGGGTAGCTATGTCGTTTAGTACAATCATGAATGTAACCCATAGAGATATATTTTCATGTATTCCAAGCTCAGAGAAAAGCAGCTGTTCTTTTACGCCTTCTTTTATCTTTTTAAGCTCCTCAAGTGTTTTATTGTTTTGTGTTTCCATATCCAATTAGTTTATTTAATTAGTTCGTATATTTGCTTTATAGGATTCTTCTTTTTAGTCTACCAGATGTAAAAGCTAATTCTTTTGTCATGTTATATACATACAACCTATTATATAGTGCTTCGTGCCTTATTCCTAAGTCTTCTGCTATATCTGCTATATGTGTTAGTTTTCCTTTATATATTTCACGCTTACTATTTCTTTTATTTCTATTTTGAGTCTTTCTTAAAGCCCATATACAATTATCTTTTGAATATGACTTATTATTATCAATTCTCTCAATGCTATACTTATTAGAAGGTCTTTTCCCAATATCTGTATAAAACTGCATATAATTTTTTATCCATTCATTACAAACTACAACTCCTCTTCCTCCATAATTTTTATAACCAGGATCATTTTTATTATAACATCTACGCTTCATTCCCTGCCAAGCCTCATATTCTGGATGTCTGTTTTTACCTCCCATCCCATGACAATAGCTTTTAGAATTTACTCCATCCCTAATTGCACCAGATGACTTACCAGAGACTAGATGACACAAGTTAATTTCTTTCTCAGCTCCATATTCTATATGCTTACATAAAAACCTTCTTTTAAGTTGATATTCAACCTCTTTTACAATTTCCCAGTTGTTAAACCTATCGCCAGGATTTACTACTCTTTTTTTCATAATTTATATATTAACAAGTACATAACTACTTTATCAGAGATAAAATAGATTGTAAAGCTTCTTCTTGGTCTTTTAGGGGCCTGGATAAGTCAACTGAAACAGTGAAATCATCACAATTCCTATCAAAATTTATAATACATTCACCCCCAGCTATTCTTACTATTGTAGAATAAAATTTATTATCAAACATCCTAAGCACATCTTGTAGGCTTAATTCCTTGCCTAGGATTTTGTAAGGCTTAATATCTTCATCAGCTTTTTTATGCTTCATTGACAATGTTCTTTTGAATTGATTGCTCCAAAATACAGTCATTCCATTCTTCTTCTCAATAAACATGTATGGCTCATGGCTATCTGAGTAATTATTCTGACATAATACTCCAAACTCCAGCTTAGGAGTCTCAAGCTTATTCCTTTCCTCTATTAGTTTGTTGTAGTAGTTCATTGTTGGTTGGTTAAATGTTGTAATACTTAAAACACCGTATAGGCAAATGTTTTAATGATTTCTTTGTGTCTATATTTAAGCAATACTCCTCTTCTGTTATTTCACCTCTTCTTAGTTTTTCATAGTCTAGATTATATGATAATCCATAAACAATTAAACCAAAGAATAATACTCCAATAATTGCATTTAGTAAATCTTTCATAATCCTTTCTTATTTAATAAATATTAGTTCTCTTGTGGGGGTTATTTTAGATGCACGTATAAATATGCAGCACCATATAGAAGTGAAACAAATAAAACTATTCCTGATAAAAACTCTTCAGGTTTTATGTTTCCATACTGTGCTAAATATATAATAGTAAATAATGCAATTGCAAATGATACTGCGACAATAACTACATTTATAATATTCATACCTTAATTTTTAATTTGTAATAATTTCTCTGCACATATAGGACAGGTCATTGTAGAGTGACCTCTAATATCAAAGGACTGTTTAAAAGCTTTTAGAACCTTCTGGTGTTGCTCTGATGTCTTAGAGTGTTCAGAACAGATTAGTATATTACCATATTCATCAAACCTATGCGCTGTCTTTTCTGTATATATCCAGTTGGTGTTCATGTTTAATTATTAGAATATTCCATCTTTATCCGTTCTCGTTGTCTTGATGGCGGAAAATAGTGTTTAGGCTTATCTTTCTTTGCCTGGTCTTCTAGGTATGATGCCCTAGACCCAAAAGCAATATTGTTTTCGTCTTTATCGTTACATTCGTTCATTGGTGTTTTATTAAATAATATTTTATCTAAATCTTTATTGATATCTAAGAATATAATAGATTATCATATATTAATATGCAAGAAGAAATTAGTAAAAAGTATTAAAAAGCGACTACTATTTAAGTAATCGCTTAGTGCTGCCGTTTATTCTCTTGAAGTAGATTGTAAGCCAATGTTTTCTGGCATCGAAACCAGATCCTCTAGGGGGCAGAAACACTACCACAGTGTCAATCCTAGCGAAATACCTATATTCTATCTTTATCAATTAACAGGCTTTCTTTGCTGGTTAGTCGTTCTACTAACCTATTAATCTAGCGATTACTTTATCGCCACTTACAACCTACATTTAAAAGAACAATTTTGGCTAGAGATCTAGGGATCGAACCTAGGATTCATGGATCAAAACCATGCGTGATGCCACTTCACCAATCTCTATTATGGTCGGGGATGCAAGAATCGAACTTGCGCTTCACAGATCCAAGCCGCGCCGTCTGCCACTGAATTAATCCCCGATATTTAAAAGAACAATCTTTTCAGCCTATATCATTTCGCTACAAGCCGATATAGACTTTTGATTTTAGAGGACCTCTCGGGGTGCGCATTGTTAATAGGCGTGAGAGGTTGCCTAACATGTTAGAGGGAATAGCCGGAATCGAACCCGCTTTTATGCCCCTACTTCCCATACTAGAAAGTGCAAGGCTGCTCGGGTATAAATCCACCACAAAAATAAAACCCAACTTACACTCCCATAGTTTAGCGACTATTCAGTCGAAGATTAAAAGGTCATTCCTTCTGCCATCTTATCTACTTGTTCTGCTTTGATGATAATGTGCATGTTCCCTGTGTTTACCATTCCTGCAGGCACTGAATACTTCCAGCCTTCGTTCTCTTTTCCGAACGATCCTTTCTTTATCCATATACGAACAGTTTGCACTGATCGGTTAAATCTATCTGCTACGTTTTTTACTGTGTATGTTTCTTTCATTTTATGTATTAGTTATTATTCTATTATAATCTATAGTATTGTTTTATAAGTTGCAAGCTAATTATTCTTCTTTAGTAGGCTGCACTGGGTGAAAAGTCCAGAGCATTTAAACAGCAATCCACCGGGTAACTGTAAGTACTTTGTTACAGCCCACATTCAGAAGAACAATCAGTATGCGTATTCACTCTCATTTGGCTCTTTTACATCGCAGCCTAGTGTCGCTGCCCAGCGTCTACAGTTCTCCATGTATTCCTCAAACTCTCTAGTGTTTAGCTTAGTCGTGCTTTTAACTGAAGCGAAGTTTTGGATCTCTGCAAACTCTGATAGCTGTTCTGCTTCTGGTGGCAGTTCTTGCTTTAAGAACTTATACCTTAGAATATCGTGCATCATCTCTACACTAACTTTACAATGCTCTGCTAGTGTAGGTGTAACGCAGCCGTGATAATATCTGTTTTGATTAAGGCTTCTTGTACTCTTCCACTTCTTCACACTCACCTCTACTTTACCATCTTCCATTTCTTTTAGGAGTTGAGCGAATAGTATTCTGTCTAGCTCTAGTGCGCCGTTCTTTAGTTCTGCGTGTACTTTCATTAAATAGGAAGGTCTGAAGCATCTGTACTTGGTGAACTAGACTGTGCTTTAGGCTTAAAGTCATTTAACTTTAAGTATGCCTTACCAGCCTTAGATCGTAGCACATCTACTTTTACATATCCTTTAGCATCTACTTCTTGCTGTAGCAGCCATTCTCCGAACTTAATCTTATCGATACTTAGAGAAGCTAGAACAAAATCAGGTGCGCCTTCTCGTGGTTCGTTGTAGAAAAGTCCATCTACAAATTTAGTTTCTTGTGCCATAGTTATTGTTTTAATTAATTATTATTATTCTTCAATTTTAAATCTATCATCATACTGTTTAATCATTTCGTCTGCATATTCAGTTGGGGCTCTTAATCGAGAGCAATTATCTGACGCAGCTACTGCAATCCAGCACTCAGCCCATAAATCAGACTTATGTTTTTTGTTCATATTGTGTTATTTTAATGAATTAATATGTTTCTCAAATTGCGCCTCCCACTTCTTAGCCACCTTATACTTCTCTCTCAGTCGTGTAACTACTTGTTTAGCTGTGTATTCCTTAGTAAGCTTACCACTTGCTATTAGTACTTCATATTGTTCCTCTGTGTACCACTCCTTATCATCATCTTCTGATTTAGCCTTTGCAGAAGTATTGCCGTCGTCATCTTCATCTGTTACAATGTTGAATAGCTGACCAAGATTATATCGCTTAGCGTAAGTAATTGCTCCTCCTAACTTCTGAATATCATTTAGATCAGGAATATCAAACTGACTTTCAATAGACTGCTGTGTTTCTACTTCAATCACCTTTGTATAAATAGTCCTTCCGATAGATTGATGAAACACTAGTAAACCATGTTCGTGTAGTAATGGATTAAGTGTCTTTACAATCTCATCAAGATTCTGATATTTAGATTTAAAGAATGGATTATCTGCATTCTTCTTTACTCCTAGCCCTTGGATCTTAGCTAGCTTTGTGTATAATTCTTTCATTTTATTTATTTAAGTGATCTAAATATTCTTGCGCTTTCTTCTCTGCTGCTTTCTTAGAACAGCCAAATGTGTCTTGTATTGTTTGTATTAAGTCTGACATGGTGTTTTAGTTATTAAGTAATTCGTTTTCATGTTCCCAGATAATAAAATCACGGTATCCTTCACTGTAAGCTTCTGCATAAGCTGCAAGTTGTTCATCCGTCACTAAGTCCTTATCTAGCAAGAACTGTGCAAATAACATCTCGTCTTGTCGTGCAAAGTTTATTTGACAACTTCGCTCTCCTTTCTTTTCTATAATTTGTTGTACGTTGTTCATAGTAGTGTTGGTTAGTTGTTATTATTCTTTAGTGCTTGTTCTAAAAATTCAATTGTTGAATATAGGGTTCCTTGTGATTCCTCAGGAATTTCATCAATATAATTATCAAGAAGATTAATAGCATTCCTTACAACTCCAACATCAACTTTTACTTGTTCGTTTTTCATAATTTAATATGTTAATTTGTATGTATAACTACTATAGATTATTATAGATTAATACGCAAGGGGATTTTTAAGTTTTCTTTAAATCTCTCTCTTTCTTTAGTCTTTCCTTGTTTTCTTTATGCCATTTATCATGTTTATATTTTATCACAGACATATCTATAAACTCATACGCATTAACTTGATGCTCTTTGTTATACAATGCACAACATTCTTTGCACCACCATTGTTTACCATCACGACTACGCTTAAGATTATAAAACTCACTCAAGTCTTTACTTACACCGCACTTAGTACAAACTTTATCCATAATTTATTTGTTAATTAACTGTTTTGTATTTCTTCTATATACGCTATTGCCTCTTCTGCTCCGTAACATACTTGTGCATCTGTATTAGCACATTCCATTAGTGCCTCAATCCATGAAGCCTGTGTGTCAGATATTTGTGAATTAGAAGAACTAAGCTTTCCGTTCTTTAATACTTTCTTAGCTTTCTTTAGTTCAATGAATACTGTGCATTTACCATGTGTCTCTGTTTCAACTAGTACTAACAGGTCAGGTAGTCCAGCTCTTACGCCAGTAGCTTTATTTTTAGCCTTTTGTTGCCAACTTGTAGTGAAAGTAGAATTAGGTATAGAAGTGAACTTTAAATTATTGTCCTCTATGTACTCGATTAAAACCATTTGCTCGTAAGCTTCTGTTTTTTTCTCCTGTTGCGTTAGAACCCATTTATGAATGTTTTTAGGGTACTTGTGTATGTTTAAGATGCTCATAGTTTTAAATTATTTATATTTCCAAATATATCCTCCACATGATTTTATCTTTAAATTACAATTTTTAGAAATATTTTCATGCGCTATGTTCATATTTCTTTCTGCCTCCATTGTTGAATGATATTCTTTTACAAATTTACCATCTAATGTATATTGTAATACTGCCTTGTTATGCTTATTGTTAATTCCATTCTTTCTATCTAGCCACCCTTTCTTATTATTATCTTTCCAGGTAATTAACTGAATATTATCAAAGGAATATCCTTTGTAGTCATCAATTCTATCAATGGAAGGTATAAGCATTTTATCATAATCAGACTCAATCCAGTTATTGTACAATTCTTCAAAACAATCCTGTGATACAACCCATTCTATTAGTTCTTCTCTTGTATAAGACGGAGGATTGTCAAATCTATTCTTAGATGCATATTTTTGTGATTGATAAATCTTGCCTATTAATCCATTTATTGTTCGCTTATATATCGTTGATTTGCTTGTATCACACTCCTTACATGACATACTTTTCCCATGTTTATTATTAATACAATTAAAGAACAGATTAATATTCTTTAAATTATTACATGTTTTGCATATTTTCATAGTTGTTATTTTATTAAAATAATTGAATTTTCTACTTCATTCCCCCATACGTCCCAATTTTCTCTAGGGAATCTACAAAACATTTCAAGCCTTGGAATTTCTCCAAACAATTTTTCTATTCTTTTAATTGCTTCTTCTGGCTTTTTGCTGTGTTTTGTTCGCTCTGCTTCAATAAGCTGTTCTATATTGTTTGCTTTCTTATACTTAGTCATTGCTCCTTTCGTTCCGAATAAACAAATCTCTGAACTCTTTAATGTCCAAGGTGCCACGTTTTTAAATGTATTTCCCTTATTTGTTTTTTTAATCCAGTTAAACGCTATTGTTTTATACTTAAACCCCCAAGCCTCTAACACTTCAATACCTTCTTTTAAATGACTATCAGTTACCCATAAGAAACAAGCACAATCTTCTGCTATAATATCTTTTACAGGTAAATCCTTAATTTCTTGTGTTGTCATTGTATTATAATGCTCTGATAATTTCTTTATTTCTTTTCCATTACTATTATTTATAGCGCTTTTACTTCCATATTTCCAAGCAGGATCAGCGTAAATTACATTGTATTTCTTCATAATATTGTTTTTAATTAATTATTAATATTGTGTTTCTTCTTCGTCTTCAATTAGCTTAGCTGTAACTGAATTAGAGTACATTCCTGTGTAATGCTCAAACCGAATCTTGGCATTGCGTTCAGTGCTCGCTGTTATTACTTCTTCACGGCTTCCTAATTGGCATTTGTATTTATTCATTAGTTTGATGTTAAGTAATTGATTGATTCTTTGAAGTTCAGATTATGTAGTTTCTGTACGAATGTTATTGTATCTCCTTTCTCGCCACACTTGAAACAACAAAATACTTTATCTTTGAAGCTTAAGGTTGTGTCGTTTCCACTTTCACATAATGGGCAAGCTGCTCTTCTGCGGTAGTTCTTTATTCCTTCTCTGTCTATTATCTCCTGCATTGTTACCTCTTTTGCTTTCAAGGTGTCGGTGTTATCCATGTTTAACCATTGCTTTAGTTGTCTTATATCTGTTTCAGGTTCGTAGTATTCTTTGTATCGTATGTACTTTGGCATGTCTTCTTGGAATATCTGAAAGGCTTTGAATTGTGTCATTGTGTTTCTTGACTTCCATTTACTCTCTAACTTCTTTAAGAATATATCTTGCTGCCAGTGCCACTCGTCTATGTACTCAATGAATAAATCCATATCGCCGTTACATTTATCGTAGAATTGCTTATAGGGTACTAACACGATATTGAGCGTTATTGTATTGTAAATCTATCATTCCAGTCTTCCCATTCCATCGGTCTTTCATAACTATAAACTTTGTTACATCGCTATCCTCATTCATAATATCTCTCCAAATCTGGACTACTCTTGTTGCTTTATGTTCAATCTTAGCACTTCCCATTAGTTGGTTTATCCCTCGCGGTCCTGTTCTCGAACCCTCAGTACCTTTTACGAAATGATGTAATAAGCATACTGGCACTCCGTCTGAAGAATTAACGAATGAAAGCAGTTTACTCAACACATCATCAACTGTTTCTTTCTCGTTAGCGTGTACATTACTTCCTTTTAAGAATTGCAGTGCATCAATAAATATAAAGTCAAACTTCTTTTCTTCTGAGTTGAATAGAATCTCTGTAATTAAATCTTCAACCTTTACTCCTTCACCTGAATTATAATCTGTTTCAGCAATTGTAAAGTTAGGGTTTCCACAGAACTCAATAACTTCATTAATCTTCTGCATTTGGTTATGACTATAGCTTGAACGCTCATAATCTTCATCAGAGAATCTAGCATACTGTTGTGCGAACCTTTTCATAAGTCCCTTCTTGCTCATCTCTAGTGTACAGAATAATACTTTTAGTCCAGATGCAACCATTGCACGAGCATTGTTAAACGCATAACTAGTTTTTCCTGAGCCACTTTCCCCACACATTACAATTAAATCTTGCTTAACAGGCTTGCCGAACTTATCATCCACTTCTTTTACGCCCCATGTTAAATAGTTAGGTGCTTTTGCAAGATAGATATCATCGTGTAGTTCTTGTACTACATCTTCGTGTTTTTGTATTAGTTTATTCATTTGTTGTCATTATTTAGAAATTTCTCAAATCTAGTAGCTTCTTTTCCACAATGTTCACATATATATTGCTCATTAAACGGATTATTGTCATTTCCATGTAATGTGGTATAATTATGTTTACAATAAAACTTAACACTAGGTAATAGTTTTCTTAGTATAGATTTTAACATAGTTTTAAAGTTAATTATTAAAGTATCATTTGCATTGCCACGTCTTCTCCATGCTTCTTCACAAAGTCCTGGTACGTGAATGACTTGCCTATTCGTTTATAATCTTCTTCTGGTGTTATAATATCTTCTGCTACTTCGTCATTCCAGCTTTCACCGTGTAACCAAGTTAGTGGGTTCTTCCTGTATTTCACTTCAGGTGTTGATTGTACATATCCTTCTACAGATGCTAAAGCATATTCCTTATTCTTCTTAGTTAGATTCTTCCATGCAGTCTCACACTTCTTTCTATCCTTCTTCTTGTTATAGCTATTCCAGAATAATTCAAAATCACTCTCAGGCGATTCATCGCTTATATTATTACTATCACTATCATTAACACTAACACTATTGGTACCGTTGGTTAATTTGGTAACCGTTGGTTCTTTTGGTTTATTTGGTTCTGCTTGGTTCCTGCCTTTGCCAAGTCTCCTTTTCCGCTGAGACTCGCAGAATACATCGTATTTGACAATGTCTCGCATGAACTGATTCTTAAACGGTGAGAACGCAATCTTAAGCATTCCTGTTAACGCAATTTCTTCTCCTGCGTTGAATTTATATATCGCATTGAATAACTGCCCACGCTGTTCATCTGTCAAATCATCTAGTATGCATAGGCTATCTAAATGTAATATAAAAGATTTTCTCATTGTTTATTTGTTAAATTGTTTCATTGCTTCTTCATAATCAAACTTAAGAACTGGAGTTGCTTTACAGTAATTATCTGATTCAATTAATCCACACTTACCCATAGCCTCTTCGTATGGAATATCTTTGATGTATTTCCCATTCTTGTACAATTCACAACGGTTGAACTGTTTATCGAATAAGATTGCTATTTCATCCATAATTATAAATTAATAAGTAAAAACCCCTAGGCTGTTGTACAGAACACCTAGGAGTTATTTTGCTATCACCCTCACCCGAGTAATTTTCCCTGTAGAATGAAGTTATTACCTTCCTCTACTACCAGATAGCATTTTAATATTAATCAGTCTGTACTCCAATTAATATTCCGA